CAGTGCGATGGTGGCCAGGTCCATTTCGATTCCCTCGTGTGCAGGTTGATTGACGCATCGCGCGCTTTGCGCCATGCTATCTATCTGCCTGCTCGATGCTTACCGTGAAGCACTTCACGGTGGGCGCTTCCTCTCCCTTCCTTGAAACTGCGCTTCATGACGAAGCGCACGCTCACCAATTTTCGCGGGTTCGACGAGCCGGTCGAGATCTTCCAGGCCGGGCGTCATACCGATAGCGCGGGCCGCACTCGCGAGTGGACGGAGGAGGAGCTGGACGAGATCGTCCGGAACCATAACGACGCCACGGCCGCACCGATCGTGATCGGCCACCCCAAGACGAATGATCCGGCCTACGGCTGGACCGGCTCGCTGTTCCGCGCCGGCAAGAGCCTGATGGCCACCTTCAAGAAGGTCGAGCAGCAGTTCGCCGACCTGGTCGAGCAGGGCCGCTATGCGAAGCGCTCGGTGTCGATCGGGCGCGGGCCGGATGGCCTGCGGCTGCTGCACGTCGGTTTCCTCGGCGGTGCGGCGCCGGCGCTGGATCTGGCGCCGATGAGCTATGCCCAGCCGGAGTCGGTCGACCAGGTGTTCGAGTTCTCGGCCGAGGTCGATTGGCAAACCCCGAGCCTGCTTTCCCGTGCGCTGCGCCGCATGCGCGAGTTCCTGCTGGAGCAGTTCGGCGCCGATACGGCCGACCGCGTGCTGCCCAGCTATGACCTGGACTTTCTCGACGAGCACGCCAAGGACTTGCGGAATCGTCCGCTGGAGGGAGAGTCGGATCCTCAACCGATTCGAGGCGCGTTCAATCGCGCAGTTCAACCGACGGCAGCAGGAGGACATACCGAAATGCCATTTTCACAAGCAGACATCGACCGCGCCCGGGCCGAGGAACGTGCCCAGGCCGAGGCCGAGTTCAACCGTCAGCGCGAGCAGCTCGACAGCGAGCTGGCGACCGCGCGGGCGGAGCGGCACCGGGCCGAGTTTTCGGCCGAGCTGGAGCGGCTGCAGGCCGACGGTCGCCTGACCCCGGCGCAGGTCCCTGGTGCGCTGGAGTTCATGCTCTCGCTGGCGGCTGCCCCGGCCGAGTTCGAGTTCGCGGCCGAAGGCCAGTCGAATTCACGCGTGGATCGACTGGCGTGGTTCCGCGATTTCGTCAAGGCTCTGCCGCAGCAGGTCCGCGTCGGCCCGCGCGCAGACGACGACCCGGGCACGCCACAGCGCTCGAGCTTCGCGGCGCCGACCGGCGCGTCGGTGAACGCCGACCGGCTGAGCATTCATGAGCGGGCGCTGCAGTACGCGCGCCAGCACAACACCACCTATCTGGCGGCCGTGCGCGCCGTCGAACAGCAGGAGGCCTGAGCCATGCCCGCAACGAAAATTCCGGTTTTGACGCTGTCGGTGATCGCAGCCGGCGCGATTCTTGAAGGTCAAGCAGTTGGGTTCGACCGGCAGGCAGCGCAAGCTGGCAATCCGATGCTCGGAATTGCGACACATGACGCATCGTCCGGCGAGCCTCTCGCAGTGGACGTGATCGGCACGTCGATCGGCATCGCCGCCGGCACCGTGTTGTTTGAAGGGGCGCGGCTCCGAGTCGGCGCGAGTGCCCGTCTGGAAGTCATCAACGATGCGAGTACCGAAGTGCCTGTCGCGCGCGCGCTGCAGACGGCCAGTAGCGCCGGGCAGCGTTTCGAAGTTCTGATTCTTTCTGCCACCGCTGCCCCGGCTGCGGGCTGAGGAGTACAACAAGATGCCGAATTCAGCACAACGCCGGGTGATCGACCCGATTCTCTCCACCGTCGCCCAGGGCTACATCCATCCCGAGCATGTCGGCATGGCGCTGTTCCCGCGCGTCGTCACGCGCACTTCGGGCGGCAAGGTGATCGAGTTCGGGCGCGAGTCGTTCCGGCTGTACAACACGGCGCGCGCGCCGGGCGGCGCGGTCAAGCGCATGCAGCTGGGCTACGAGGGCAAGCCCTACGCGCTCGAAAACCACGCCCTGGATGCGGTGGTGCCGCGTGAGCACCTGCGCGAGGCCGAGGAGGTTCCGGGCATCGACCTTGCGACCGAGGCCATTACCGATGTGATGGCCGTCAGCAGCCTGATCCTGGAAAATCAGCAGGCGCAGCTGGCGCGCACCGCCGGCAACTACGCGGCGTCCAACCGCGTGGCCCTGTCGGGCACCGACCAGCTGAACGACTACGCCAACTCCGACCCGATCGGTGTCATCGAGGCCGGGCGCAACGGTGTGCGCAACAAGGTGGGCCTATACCCGAACGTGCTGCTGCTGGGCGCACCGGTATTCGATGCGCTGAAGCACCACCCGGCCATCGTCGACAAGATCAAGCACACCCAGACCGGCGTGCTGACCGAGGAGCTGCTGGCCAACATCTTCAGCATCCAGCGGGTGGTGGTCGGCAAGGCGGTGGCGGTCGGCGATGACGATGTGCAGTTCGACATCTGGGGCAAGGACGCCATCCTGGCGTACGTGCCGCAGCAGATCACCGGCATGCGTCAGCCGAGCTACGGCTACACCTACACGATGGACGGTCACCCGATCGTCGAGGATCCCGAGTGGGATCGTACACACAAGAGCTGGGTCTACGGCGTCGGCTACGAGCGCGCGCCGGTGCTGTCCGGGATCGAATCCGGATTCCTGATCCAGAACGCGGTTGCCTGACCCCTCCCTGGTGGGCACGGGAACGCCGTCGTAAACCAGGCGTGACTGCCGTGAGAGCGCGGCTTCGAGCAGCGGATTGAAAGGTGGCGTATCCAGGCATGAGCGCGGAATAGGCCCCCGGGCAAGCAACAGTGCCGAACTAGCGACCTTGACTGCCGGGAGAGACCGGCCCTGAATTGGAGACCGAGACAATGACCAGCAATACCACGTCCTACACGATCCACACTCCGCTGCGCCGGAATGGCGCGCTGCACGAGCCGGGCGAGAACATCGAGCTGGCGCGCAAGGAGGCGGCCCCGCTGCTGGCGGTGGGCGCGATTGCCGAGCGGGCAGCGGAGGCCGAATCTACCCGCGAAGAAGGTAGCGCCGTTGACCCGGCCGCAGGCACCGAGACATCGCCTGGCGCCGGCGAGGCCGAACAGGGCGCCGCGAAAGGCGTGGGCGATGATCCGGCGGCCGGCTCGGCGGCTGCCGGGGAGTCCTCGGGCAATGCGACCGGGCCGGTGCTGGTGAACGTCAACACTGCCAGCGCGGCCGAGATTGCCAAGGCCGCCAAGGGCATCGGCAAGAAGACCGCGGCCGACATCGTCGCGCATCGCGAGCAGGCCGGCAACTTCGCCAGCCTGGATGACCTGGTCCAGGTCGGCGGCATCAGTCAGGCGATCGTCGACCAGAACCGCGAGGTGCTGACGGCGTGAGCTACGCCACCGCCCAGGACCTGGTGACGCGCTTCGGGCTGGATGAGATCAGCCAGCTAGCGCCGCCGGACGATCCGGGCGCGGCCGACTTCGACGCCGGGCGCGTCGAGTCGGCCTTGAACGATGCCGCCGCGACGGTCGACTCCTATTTGCGCTTGCGGATGCCGGTGCCGGTCAGCCCGGTGCCGGATGTCCTGGTCGGCGCGGCTACCGATCTGGCCCGCTTCAAGCTGCATGACGACCATGCACCCGAGGCCGTGAAGGAGCGCTATCGCGCCACGGTGCAGTGGCTCAAGGATCTTGCGGCCGGCAAGGCCAGCCTGGGCGAGCTCGATACCGCTGTGACCCCGGCCGGCCGCGTGGTTCGCCGCGAAGGAGCCAGCGCGTTTGACTGGAGCACGCACGTTGCATGAGCGGGCCACTGAATCTGCAGCACTGGGTCGATCGACTGCGCGCCGAGGTGCCGCTGTTGAAGACGGTCGGCCTGGCCGGCGACATGCGCAAGGTGAAAGACCTGGTGCGCGCGGTGCCGGCGGCCTGGGTGTATCCGGGGCCAGAACGCGTGACGGCGACGGACCGATCGCCGCAGAGCTATTACCGCGTCAGCACCGAGATCCATGTGCTGATCGCCATGCGGCACTACGGCGACACGGTCGGCGGGCAGGCGGTGGATTCGCTGCGCGAGCTGCGGCTGCAGATCGAGGCCGCGTTGATCCGCTGGCAGCCGCCCGATGGCCTGGTGCCGGCCGTGCCGCGCGGCGGCGCGCCGCTGCCGATCGAGAACAACGCGATGTGGTGGCTGGACCGATTCGAAACCTCACGATGGAGCTGAGCAATGCCTGAGCAGCGACCGAACGACGGCGGCAGCTATCGCCGCGACAAGAACGGCAAGTACGTGCGGCTGGATCAGCCGCAGAAGCCCCACCCGGGCACCACGGCGCTGCGCAAGCAGGCCGAGCGCGGCGCTGACGAGGGCGCGACCAATCCGCCGGCCGGCAAGGCCGACACCAAGACCGGCAAGGCCAAGGAGTAAGCGATGCCTGTTGTGAATTTCGATGTCCGCGCGCTGCGCCACAAGATCGAAGATGTGGAAGGCGTCGCCGAAACGCTGGCCGGCGCCGATGCCCTGCGCATCATCGACGGCTCGGGCCAGATCCAGCGCGATCCGGTGACGGTGAACTGGGACAAGCCGAATGGCGGCGCGCGGCCGTTCGTGCCGGTGCGCGGTCGGGTGCTGATCTCCGGACAGACGCCGCTGCTGGGCGCCGCCACGGCGGGCTCGGCGATCGTCTACAGCGCCCTGGCGCGCAACTGCGGTCACACCGAGGTGCTGAACGCGGGGCCGCCGGCGAATTCCGAGTACACCCCGGTGCTGCAGGGCTTCCCGAGCGCGACCGGCTTCTTCAACCACGCCGGCGAGGTGCTGCGCGGCGCCGGCGGCCGCGGCCGCTACACCAGCTTCGAGTTCGGCATCAACGACTTCCCGCGCGTCGGCTTCGAATGGCTGGCCAAGCTGGTCGGCGACCCGATCGAGCAGGCGATCTGGGAAGATGATGTGAGCGCCTTCGGCCAGCCTGTGGTGCTGACCGAGGACAACCTCACCGTCACGCTCGGCGGTGTTCCGCTCGAGTTCGTGTCGCTGACGATGGACACCGGCACCAGCCTGTCCCTGGCCTACCACTCCGAGAATTCGGTCACCCGCCACGGTGGCCGCGAGGTGACCGGCACGCTGAAGGTCTACCGGCCGCTGATCGCGACCGCGCCGATCCGCCAGCTGGTGCGGACCGCCACGCTGCAGCCGTTCTTGCTCGATGTGGTGACCGGCACGGCGGCGCTGGACATGAGCCTGGAGGCGACCAACGTCCAGATGGGCGAGCCGCAGCCGACCAACACCGATGGCCTGCTGACCTGGGACATTCCGGTGACCTTCACCGACGACTACATCCTGCGCTTCGGTTCGCGCACCTGACGGGAGACCGC